GATGTTGTTCAGCAGTTTGAAACTTTTCGCAAACTGTGTTGATTTTTCTTTTTCACTCAACGCACTGCTAGTGACCGTGGCGTAAATTTTCTGTTGCTCGAACTGTGCAGTCTGGATCTGTGACAGCGACTGGTAGTCCAGTGGTGCCAGTTTGACCTTGAATCCTGTTTTTGTGGTTGCCTCGTCCACAATATTGGTCCTCCCTACATCTTCTAGAAGAGCCGGCAGATTGACCGTATGCGTCATGTCCTCATTGGTCACCGGTACCTTGTAGTTCACATCCATGGTCTCCCCGTATGTGGCGATCCTGATCGCCAACAACACAGCATCAGTGTCGAAGTTCACCATCTTCCATGCGTTCTTGAAGTTGGGCACACAGCTCTGTATCACGTCCACCGTGGATTGTCCACTCATCATGGAGTCTGGTGTCTTGAATGACAACTCGTCCTTGGCGGTCATTGGCAGTACAGGTATCTCTCCGGTCTCGGTAGGTGTGAACACATCCGCTCCGTAGTACTTGCCCTTACTAGGTAGGGTGATGTAGATCTGCGGCTGGCGGTAGTATTTGCCTAATGGGTTAGTATTTTCTGTCATTTTTCTATTCACTAAATATACACTAATAGTGCATGTATGTCAATATTTATGTGCGTATAAAATACCAGGAATTAAAACCGTATGGCGGACGAACTAGACAGAATACTGAATGATTTAAGTGGTGAGCTCAAAGGCCTATCCCGTGTCCTACAGAGCACGTTCAAGATATTTGACAAGGGCAACAAGGGTGAAGCCGCATACCAGAAACAGGTAAATGACCAAAGAAAGATAGTGCTGGACCTCCTGAAGAAAGAGGGCAAGATCTCCGACGCGGACTACAAGTCCACAGTCAAGGGCATGAAGGCCACACAGAAGAACACAGGTGCCATTGGCAAGGCCACAGGCAAGGTCACCGCATTCGGTGATGCGTTGGGTCTCGCGACCACTGGCAGTCTCAAAGCACTCGGTAAAGGAATCATAGACACTGGCAAGAACTTCATGATGGCGGACCGCAAGGTGGAAGGATTCGGTGACGCACTGAAAGGGTTCGATGGACTGAGCCTGCTGGGCGTCAAACTGTCTGATCTGGGAGCCACGGCAGATTTCAACGTGGGCATATTCAAACAACTGTCACAGACGGGAGCAGGATTCGGCAAGTCAGTTATACAGTTGAGGAACGCGGCACTGGCGGCCAACATGCCGATACTGGATTTCGTTGACCTCATATCCACCAACTCTAGCACACTGGCGAGGCTTTTTGGAACTGTCATGGACGGCATGCCCATCATACAAGGTTTCACGACATCGTTGAGGGAGCGGACTAGGAGTGAACTCGCTGAGTTCGGATTGAACCTTGATGAAACATCAGAGTTCCTTATCACACAACTCGAGATACAGAGGGCCAGGGGTAACTCAGAACGTGTGTCACAGATGGACCTTGTGTCAAGGACCGTGGAGTACGCCAAGAATCTCACCAAGTTGAGCAAACTGACAGGTATACAAGTCACAGAGTTAGACAAGACCAATCGGCAATTGGCCGTCGAAGGCACATTCCAGGCCTCGTTGATGCAGTTGAACCAAAAAGGCAGAGATGCCACGTCCAGGGCCACATCGGCCATGGAGAGCATGTCACCCGAACTGGCCATGGTCATTAAGGACATCACACAGTTTGGTGTGGCGACATTGCCTGTGTCACAAGCGTTCCAGGCGGCGAATCCGCAGATAATAGATTTCATAAAACAATTGAACCAAGGAACAATTGACAGTGCGGACTTCGTGAGCAAAGTCAAGGGAGCGTCCAATGTGCTAGGCACTGATTTTGCCAAGGCCTTCGCTGACGCCGGGAGGTTTGGCTTAGACGGTGCTGAACAATATCTTAATTCTATGGCTAAACTGGCAGGTAGCGGAGACAACACGGCAGACAAACAGATGAAAGTGCAGGGTGACAACACCGACTTATTAGTTGGTTTCAATGAAACAATAAAGACACTGAAAACACAGGCGGAGTCCATCAGCACAGACGTGTTTGGCAAGATACTGAAATCAGAGAACCTGGGCAACTTGTTAGAGACCATATCCGGGTCAGTGGAGGGTCTCACAGGATCATCCGTGACGGAGAAGTTGGGCAACGCCCTAGGCAATGGTTTCATGTTCGTGAAAGAGAAAGCAGGAGCAGTAAAAGAATACTTCACCAAGGGAGAAGATGGCAAGGGCATATTAGAGAACGTGCTTGACAATGATCCCAACACACCGGGCATACAGGTATTCGGCAAACCAAAAAAAGTAACTTCTACTTCTACAGTCCCTATGTCATTTAGGGGGAGAGAGAACAACCAGATGGGCAATGATTTGGGGTCGGCCACTGGGGCCTCCTTCTACAACGGTTCAGATGGTTTCCGGAATTTTGGATCTGGAACTCCTGCAACACTGCATGGCATAGAAGCAGTTGTTCCCAAGAATGACATGGCACAACTAGCCAAGGTCATAGAGCAGATGACAGGCAACACAGGTGCTACACCACCAGTAGGAAATGATATGCAGTCCGTCAACACGGAAAACCACCTGCGTGAACTAGTGGAATTGAACAAAAACGCACAGAGAGCCTTAAATACGCTAGTAACGATAGGTGCTATGACAGAAAAAAATACCAAAAATACAAATAATAATCTTGCAAACATGGACGGAAGTCTAGTATAATAAAGTATGGCTTGGAAAAAATATTTTAAAGACGCAAACATGTCTCCTATATCAGGAGAGAAAGTACCCAACTTCGCAAAGAGGAACTACAGTTCTTACTTGCCGGATGTGTACACAGGACACCCCAACAGGATACAGAGATACTTCCAGTATGATCAGATGGATTCGGATTCTGAGATCAATGCGGCACTGGACATCCTGGCAGAATTTTCAACACAGAAGAACACAGAAAACGAGACACCGTTCGACATAGTTTTCAAAGACGAGACAACAGATCATGAAGTGAAACTTTTAAAGAAAGCACTTCAACAATGGACAAGAAGTAACAAGTTCAACAAAAGAATTTTTAGGATTTTTAGGAACGCACTGAAATACGGTGACTGTTTCTTCGTCAGAGATCCAGAGACACAGAAATGGTTGTACATAGACAACGCCAAAGTTGACAGGATCGTTGTAAACGAGTCCGAAGGTAAGAAACCTGAACAGTATGTTATCAGGGATATAAACCCTAACCTACAGAGATTAAGTGCGACACAGATTACTCCTAACCAAACATACGGCGGAAGCGGAACTACAGGCGGCGGAACAGCGGCATACGGTGGATCATATGCTAACCAAGGTGCCACAAACAACATGAGCGGCTTCGCTGGCGGAAACGCAGGTGGAAGATTCTACAAGACAATGAATGCATACAACATCAATGCAGAACATGTTATACACATGTCAATGTCAGATGGTTTAGACAACCTATTCCCATTTGGACAGTCGGTTCTGGAACAAGTGTTCAAAGTTTACAAACAAAAAGAACTTTTAGAGGACGCAATTATCATTTACAGGGTTCAGAGAGCACCTGAGAGAAGAGTATTCTACATTGACGTAGGTAACATGCCAACACACTTGGCCATGCAATTCGTTGAGAGAGTTAAAAACGAGATCAACCAAAGAAGAATCCCTAGTGCATCAGGTGGGGCAAACTTTATAGACGCAACATACAACCCAATGTCAATAAATGAAGATTATTTCTTCCCACAGACAGCAGAGGGTAGAGGATCTAAGGTAGACACACTTCCAGGTGGTACAAACCTAGGAGAAATTGACGATTTAAGATTTTTCACCAACAAATTATTCAGAGGATTAAGGATTCCAAGTTCTTATCTACCAACAGGTGCGGAAGATGGTGGACAACAGTACAATGATGGTAGGGTTGGAACAGCCTACATACAGGAATTGAGATTCAACAAGTATTGTGGCAGATTACAGTCCATGTTGGCGGAAACATTTGACGAAGAGTTCAAGTTATGGATCAAAAGTAAAGGTTACAACATAGACAACGGCATGTTTGAACTAAAACTGAACCCACCACAGAACTTTGCACAGTACAGACAGACAGAAATGGACCAAAGCAGGGTGAACACATTCACAGCAGTCGCAGATCTGCCTTACATGAGTAAGAGATTTGCATTAAAAAGATATCTAGGCTTGTCTGAGGAAGAGATGGCAAGAAATGCGGAACTATGGGCAGAAGAGAACAATGTGCCACAGAAGAAACAGAGCAAATCAAATGAATTACGTTCAGGTGGTGTTACACAGTCCGGAATAAGTTCAGACTTGGATCAGTTCGAAGAGCCAACAGCAGATCCCGAGGCACCAGAACCAGGATCACCACAACCAGGACAACCAGGCCAGACCCCAGGTGGACAAACACCAGGCGGAACAGGTGGCGGTGGACAGGTATAAGGTTAAATACTGATATGAAACTAAATGAATTCTTCACTTATGGCGCAGATGGCTTTGAACAAGACAAAACATACGAACCTGAGCACGATATTTCAATACTAGATTCAGAAGACACAAGAAAAACAAGACTAACACTCAAACAAATCAACTCTATGAGACTTGCATCTGAGGCACACGATGCACAGCAAAAGGAAGAAGCGGTTTTTGTCCAAAAAATGTATGGACAGCCTGCACAAGACGATAACTTAGAGTTATAATGTCATCGATAGCATTCGTACTAGGTAACGGAGAGTCACGTAAGGGTATAGATATCAACGCCCTCAAAGAGAAAGGCACAGTGTTCGCCTGCAACGCCGTTTACAGAACAGACCAACCACACTTCCTAGTGGCGGTAGACCCCAAGATGATCTTGGAGATCGGTGAATCGGATTACCCCATACACAACCAGGTGTGGTCCAACTACAACGCCCAATACGCCAAGAACCAAAAAATACTGGATCACGTGAATTGGTTCAAACCAAGCCTGGGTTGGTCAAGTGGACCAACAGCACTGAGGCTGGCCTTGGACAGAGGATTTAAAGAGATCTACATACTGGGTTTTGACTATCAAGGACATTCCACAGAAGGCAAGAACAAAGGATACCGTTTCAACAACGTTTTCAAGGACTCCAGGAACTACAAAAGAAGCAATGACCAAGCAACTTTCCACGGCAACTGGTTGAACCAAACAAAACGTTGTGTACAAGACTTCAAAGATACACAATTCCACAGGGTCATCCCAAGTGGATGGTTCACACCAAAGGAACTTGAAAGAAATCCCAACATAGACCATCAGACCGTGGACCAATTTTTGGCAAAATTTCAACTCCAATCTAATAAGTGACCAAAAATACGTCTTTTCGTACCAATTACACCACCGTTTTTGCACCTTTACAGTAAATACAAACACTTATAAGTACAAATCGACCTATACAAAGGAGCACGTGTAAAAATGTCAAACAATAAATTTGAGAGTTTATTAGAATTACTAATAAATGAAGAAAACGATAAAGCAGAGGCTTTATTCCATGAAATCGTTGTAGAGAAGTCAAGAGACATCTACGAAAACCTAGCAGACGAAGAAGTAACTGCTGAAGCGATGCATGACAAAAAAATGAAAAAAGAAGACGAAGTTACAGAAACTGAAGCATCTGAAGACGAAGCAAAAGATGAAGAAGTAAAAGAAACTTCAGATGAGTCTAAAGACGAACAAGTAGACGAAGTTGTTGAAATCGAAGACGAAGCAACTGAATCAGAAACTACTGAAGAAGAGTCAATCGAAGAAGTTGGCGGTGACGCTACTGACGAATTGGTTAAAGACATCTCTAGCGAAGAAGAAGGCGAACATGATGGCATGGACAAACCAGAAATGGGCATGGACATGGATGCAGAAAAAGACATGGACGGCGACGCTGAAGGTGATGTCGAAGACAGAGTAGTTGACTTAGAAGACGCTTTAGATGAACTAAAAGCAGAATTTGAAGCAATGATGGGCGACAAAAAAGACGGTGAAGACGAAAAAGAAGACGAGTCTTTAGATGTTGCACCAGAGTTAACTCCAGAAGTTGAATTCGAAGGCAAAATGATGGCCGGCAAGAAAATGGATAAGAAAGACATGAAAGAGTACAAAAATCCAGTGAAAGCAGACCATTCAGATCATTCAGATAAATCGGCAAAAGGTGCTACACCAGTAACTGGCGGTTCAAATGTTAAAACAGGCGCAAGCGGTTCTAACATGACAAACGCTCAAGCAGACAGTGGTAGTGGTGCAGGTGCAACGACTTCAATTAATGGGTCGACAACACCACAGAAAATGGCTGGTGAATTTGAGAACACAGGCGGAAAAGCAAAATCTACTTCATACAAGAAGCAAGTTTCGGCTAACACTGCTGACGGTTCAGAAAAATCTGCAAAATCTACAATTTCCGGCAAGTAATTGCTAGAGACTGTTGATAACAAGGAGGTCATCGAATGACATCACTATACCTAAGAGAGAATCTAACTTTTAACGAAGCCAGAGTCCAGATTTTGCACGAAAACGACGGCAAAGATTTGTACATGAAGGGCATCTGTATTCAAGGTGGGATTAAGAATGCTAATCAGAGAGTTTACCCAGTGCAGGAAATTGCTAAAGCAACTAAAACACTAAACGATCAGATCAGCTCAGGGTACTCAGTACTAGGTGAAGTGGATCATCCTGATGATTTAAAAATTAATTTGGACCGTGTGTCTCACATGATTACAGAAATGTGGATGGACGGACCAAATGGATATGGTAAGATGAAAATTTTACCAACACCGATGGGTCAACTTGTCAAAACTATGTTGGAATCAGGTGTGAAACTAGGCGTTTCAAGTAGAGGTTCTGGAAACATGAACGAATACGGAAGCGGTGAAGTTTCAGACTTTGAGATCATCACAGTAGAT